CGCAGAACCACATCCAGTTCATCATCGGAAAGTGGTTCTTTTAACACATACTTGTTGATGATGCGGATGGTTTGTCTTGCTTCTTCTTTGCTGAAATCGTTGCCCTGCAAAGTCAAAATATAATTGAACAAGGCTTGGTTCCGTCCGTCACCGGCTTCCATATCCAAAAACTGTTGTGTGGTTTTGATGGGGAATAACCATTTCGGCAATTCCTGATATTCTTCACCTTCCAAGATGTCATATAATAGTTCACGTTCTTTTCCATCAATCTTCAAAACCTCGTAGCAGGATTTGAAACCGGATTTGATGTCAACCCTCAAACCGCAAGCAACCTTGGTTTTTGTAAAACAATTTTTGACTTTACTGTTTTTGAACAAAAAGTGCATCCCTGACCGGCTCTGCAAAACTCTGCATCTGATGTTTTCACCTTCACATATTTTCAGCAAAACTTCTGACTGCTCCATATCGTCAACATCAATCAGGATTGCATCTGATGCCAGTATTCCGGCATATTCGGGAAGTGATGAAACTTGTTTAAGGGTTTTGAACTTTGTTCTGCCTTTGAATTTTTCAGCGGCATTTTTATTTTCAGTCATTATGTACCCTTTGAAAAAAGACACCCTTCATCACTTCCTTTCATGTGTGTGTGTGTGTGCAAATTCAACACCGCCCTTCATTTAGAAAAGCAAGGTATTTGACATATTTGTTTTCTAACCTTTGAAGGCGTTTGAACTCCGTTTCACACTGCTTTTTCTCTTTTGAACCTGCTTTTGTATTTGGATATATTTGTTTGATTTTAGCAATTTCGGCATCAATTTCAAGGATTTTTTCCTTGAAGTATTCTACTAAATCTGCTTTTGTTTCATCGTCACACCATTGTCTAACCAACTGCAAAAGCTGTTTTGCCTTTTTAATCGTATTAGGGAAAAATGTGTCAAGATGAATAATCATGTTTCCTGTGTACCAGTTGATTTTTAAAAATTCCATTAAATCACCACCCCAAAATCAGACAACCGCTTGTTTGCAAAATTGATATACCATTGCTTGTCCAGTTTTGCCGGAACCTTGACACCATTCACTTCATCATTCCAAATGAAACAATGTTCAGGGCTGTTGGTTAGTTTCGCCGGTCTGCCGGTTCTGATGCTGACCTTCTTGACCCCTGCATCATTCGGGTTCTTGGAAGCAAAAACCCTGATGCACTTTTCTTTGATGGGCTTGTCGCCGTGAAGAATATGACTGAACTTGTTTGAAATCTTTGAAACAAGTTGAAATTCCTTCAAATCATTACACTGCATTATTGTCTGTTCCGGAAGGATGCCATGCACCATATAATTGACCACCGCTTTATTCAAAATTGGAAGGTCATAATCTAAATCAGACAGTTGCTTGATGTAGCCGCCTTTGGTTTTCATTGCACCTGTTTCCCGGTCAACAATTAAATAATTGTTCACATCCTTTTGGAAAATCTCACCAAAGAATGTGTCAAAATCCATTTTCATTCCTGTTCGGTGTTCCCACTCGGCAACTACATCATCAATGATGTCAAAATCTCGGTCATAGTCTTTCAATCTGATGATGATACCATCTGTGTTGTTCTGCACAAGTTCACAAAATGGTTCAAGATGTTCAATCAGGTCAAGCAAAAGAAGTTGACCGTTGATGCAAATGCTGTTGTTGCTCATAGGGTCATATAATGCAGATTGTTTCTGCTTCATCTGACCACTGATTGCATTATCCATAATTTTGAAAGGCAACCTTGCTTTTTTATCACCTTTCCGCTTGAAGGCAATATTTGAATCGTGTATAAATTCAAAATTTTCAGGGTTGTCCATTACTCTATAACCGAAATGATATTGCTTTTGTAACGATGGATAATAAGCCGTAACATCAACAATCAGGAAATCACCTTTTGTGTGATATTTAGGAATAGCGCCGTGACCGCCGCCCCAACTGAAAGTATGGGGAACACCTGCAACCATCACATTATCTTGTGATTTGGTGTAGTCGTGATTTTCGGGGTTTCTGTACCAATCGGCAATGTGTTTGTATTTATTCAGGCTGATGCAGTCAAGGATTGGGAACTGAAATTCATCATCAAAGTTCTGACCTTTACGGTTACCGCCCAAAATTTCAGCCGCCAACTGCGCTTTTGTTTTCGATAAAGAACTAATGGGAAGATGGAAGTGCTTGATGAAGTACATCATTGTGTTGAACTCTTGAACCCTTTTGATGAACACTTCCATTGTCTGTTGAACATCATGCCGACAATAGAAAATAGTCTGTTCAATTTCTTCAGGTGTCAATTTGCGGTCAATATCAAAAGGAACTGATGTTTCTTTAATATTGTTTCCCATAAAACCTTCAAAGGATTTCAAGCCCCTGTCAGTCCCAAGCATCACATCATAGTTCAATAAAGGAATCTGTTTGAACATACTGCTAAACTTCCAACCGGGGTTTCCTTTGAGAATGATGTAATCATTAATTTTCTTCGGGTTAAAACCACAAAGGATGCCTTTTAAAATATACTGGTCATAATGTCTTGAATTGAAACCAGTCCAAATGTCATTACAGTGTTCATCATAGAACTTTTGCAATGCATTGGGGTCATTTACAATAGCTTTTTCTTTTCTGTTTGAAGCATCATTAATGACAACTAACCAATCATAAATAAAAACTTCAAAATCATAAAAAAGCATTGTTCACCATCCTTTCTTCCGTGATGGGTGGTGACGATGCAGAACACCGCCACCACCTTTTGATGTGGTTTATTCGCCTACTTCAAAAACTTCCGTGATTTCGTATGTACTGAAACCCTTTTTGCCTTCCTTGTAAGAAAGGGCAAATTCAAGGTTGCCATCAATCGCTTCTGCAACATCCATCAACAGGTTGCCATACTGACGATAGGTCACAAACTCAATGTCGATGCCGGTGTTCATGCTTCCTAGCAACTCATTGACAATATGGATTTGGAATCCTTTGGTGACCACCTGATTCATAAAAATCAGGCTTTCTTCATATTCACCGGTCAGAACCTTGAACCAAATGGTCACCATCGGGTCACCCTTTTTGGATGCGGTCAGTTCCAACTTCTGAACAGAAACTTCATAGTCACCATGCGGAACTTCCACATATTCACCGCCGTTTTCAGCGGCTTCCTTGACATCTTTTGCCAAGCCTTCTGTGTCAACTGCCTTGTCAAACTTATCCCAAACATTTTCTGCCATTGTTATTCACCTTTGTCCTTTCAAAATTATTCTGCGGTGGTCTTTCTTGTTCTGCGTGTTCTTTTCGGAACCTCGGGCTTCGGCTGTTCGGTTTCTGCTTCCGGTGTTTCAGTTGGTGCATCGGTTGATGTATCAGTTTCAGTTGAAACATCAGTTGGTGCATCATCGGTCTGACCTTCGTCAACCGCTTCATGTACCGGTTCAGCAGGTGCAGGTTCTTCCTGCGTTTTTCTTCTGCGTGTTCTCGCCGTTTTCGGGGCTTCTGTGGGCGTTTCTGTGTTAGTAGGGTTATTTGTCACCTGTTCGGTTTTGTGCGCTGTGGTGCCTTCCTGCGCCTTTCTGACCGCCCTTCTGTTTGCTTCATCGTAAACAGTGAACAGGGCATTGACATCAAGGGGAATTTCCTTCTGTGTGACTGTCAAGCGACCGCCGCCGAAAATGACTTCATCAGACTTGAAGTTGAAGGTTCTCTGATTGCCGTCAGCTACAATCCGGGCAACGATGTCAACCATACCGGCAACCTTCAAAGCAACCTTGTCCTGCATATTCGGCTTAATTGCCGTGATTTTATCGCCGCCCTTCTTGGTGATGTCCTTGGATGTGTCCTCATGGGAAATCAGGATGATGTTCTCATAGTCCAACGCCATCAGCCGCTTCAATGTGTTCAGGAACTCGCCCCTGACCATATCCCAAGCCTTGAAAGAATCGTCTGATTCGTGCTTGATGCCCAACTGATCATACATATACAGGCGGCAAAAATCATACAAATCTTCAACAAGGTCAACGACAATGGTCTTGAACTCATTGTCTTTCTTTTCAAGCTCGGCAATAATGTCCTTGAACTCCGCCCATGCGAGGGTTCTTTTGGTCAAGCGACCTTCGACCTTGACTTCATCCTTAATGCGGATATAGGGTGCATCGACAAACTTGATGTTTCCATCGGTGTTCAGCATTAAGGGGTCGGGGAAGGCGTTTGCAAAGGTAGTTTTGCCGCAGAACGGCACACCATAAATCCAAATGACCCTTTTTTCAACCTTTTCAAGGTTTCTTCTTTCTTTACTCGGTAACTTCATAAAATAGTCCCATCCTTTCTGACAAAATTCTTCATAATCACAATATCGACAAAACCAAGATTGATTCTGCGGATATTCTGTTGATTCACTGATGGTCTTGACTTTCAGCAAGAAGTCAATGACCTTTTCGGGGTTATATTCAATCTGAACAATGTGGGGTTCACTTTCGTTCAGCTTGTCCCGGATGCGCTGTCTGAACTGCATCAAATCCTCTGTCTTTTTCTGCTTGATATTCACCTTGGGAACAAAAACAAAATACAGATTGCGGATGTGCTTGCCGGGGTTGCACTTTTCAAAGAAATATTTGTACAGATGCAGTTGGTTTGATTCCTTATAATGATTTTCATTGTTGGAATATTTGAAGTCATAGATGTCATAAGTGTTGGGTAATTCAACACCCCTTTCAAAGACTGTTGCAGGTGCAAGCAGGTCAATAAAACCGTGAAAATCATCATCTTTGATTTCAACTTCATATTCACCGGAAGGCAACATTGCTTTTGCCTTTGGAATCATCGTTTCCAGTTTGATTGCTTCGTTGATGTGGGCATCGCTGATGATGGGATAGCTGAAGAAGTATTCTTTCAAAGCTGTCTGCACATCTTTTTCAATGCCGGTGTGCAACGCTGTTCCCACAATCAGTGCATTGTCTGCATCAATCGGACTGTTTACTTTTGCCCCTTCCAGATAGCGCATTTTGAAATTGAAAGGGCATTTTTCAAACGCTTCAACCCTGCTGTGTGGCCACTGCATTTTCTCACTCCTTCCACCAATGTTTTGAAATCGTCAAACCTGTCAGGGTAGAGGATGACACCAATGCACCCTGAATCATTGATTTGTGTGATGTTGTGTTTTTGAATTTCTGATGGTCTGCCTGTGGGTGCTTTCAATTCAACATCAATGTTGATTGCGTTCACAACTATGTGCATATCGGGCAAGCCTGATTTTGAATAACCGCCACCCCAACGCTTTTCATAATAACCACAAGGTGTGACCTTCATTTTCTGCTTTGCGGTTCCCAGTGGATAAACACCGATGGATTCAAGCCATTTTTTGACTTTGACTTCAAAATTCTTTTCAGCCGCCACATCATCACTTCCTTTTCATTGCGCCGATGATTGCAAGCAGAAGGATTGTTCCACAAATAATCAAGGTAATCTGAACACTGACCGACATCACTTGTCACCACCTTTAACTGTAATTTTGACATAAGCGGAAGTCTTGCTGACTTTGGAACATTCTGCTGCAATTTCGGGGTGCAGTTTTTTCAACTTCGTGCCGTCAACCGCTGTTCTTATTCCATCCGGAACATAGGTGATTTCAAGTTCATCAGAATTGAATTTTTTAATGCCGTATAGCTCCATAGCCGCCTTCAGCTTGTCTTTCAATTCTTTTTCTTTTGCTTCAACCTGCTTCTTGATGGTGACGATGTTGCAAATCTCCTGCATCACATTAATCTGACTGTTTTTGAAGGTCTGCAAACCGCTTTCTTCATCAAATATTGCTTCACCGCAAGTGTTGGGGTTCTCTGAACATTCTTCTGTGCAAGACCCAAATTCAGGGCAACAATGACAACACCCATCAAACTTGTTCAGCAAACAAGCATTTTGACATTTGATCATTTCATTCACCGCCTTTCAATGTGGGCTTCAATTCCAATGTAGGGAACAGAAGCCGCCTGTTCACTACCGACAATGTGACCGCAAATCACATCAAACTGATAGTCCATTTCACGCTTGAACCGCTTGATAAATCTGCGGAACTTATAACCGAATGTGGGTTCTACTTCGTGCCGGAACAACTTTGACCCTGCCATACATTGTGCCGTGTGACCGATGTCACCGACAATCTTTTCAATACTGTGTGTTTTCCTGTTGACTTTGATTTTGACTGTCATTGAAATTCTCCTTCGTATTTGATGAATAGTGCATCATCATAATTTTTGCGCTGTTTTAGCGTTTCCAAAATCTGCTGTTCTACACTGTTTTTGACCATCAACAGATAATAAAAGCAGTTGTTTTTCTGACCAATTCGATGAATCCGCTTCATTGATTGTTCAAAAAGTTCTGAACTTTGCGGAAGGGTGAAATAAATGATTTTATTTGACTTTTGAAGATTTAGCCCCATTGCACCGGCTTGATACTGCACAAAGGTCACTGAATCACTTTTTGTTTCGTAGGCATCCAAGTCCTTGATTGAACCGTTGACGATGGAAACAGGCTTTTCAATGCTTTCCACAATGGATTTCATCTTTGCCAGTTCTTCGTTGAAATTATAGAACACAATCAATCTATCATCGGTGGATTCAATCAAGTCTTGAAAGGCTGATAATTTTGCTTTGCTATACTGACCGCAAAGTTGCCTTGCATACATCCTTTTGGTCAACTTGGTATCACCAATCAATTCTGTACCGTCTGAAAGTGTCACCAAATCATTCCGCATGAAATATCTGAACTCTTTGGTGTTGGTTACCTCAACCGGAATCTGCACCTGTTCAGGAAGGTCAAACACTTCATCGGTTTTCATAAAGACACCTCCATGCTGTTTCAGCTTCAGTTTCAACCGGTCAACATTCTTGTAATCGACAATCACATTCCGCTTGAAACCTGAACCATCATCAATCTTTTCTGTGACCGTGTACTGATTCAAAAACAGTTTCTTGCTGATGCTCCACCCAAGCAAGTGAAGCTGTGACCATAGTTTTTCATATTTACCGCCTGTGGGCGTTCCTGATAACAGAATCACATTGTCAGGGTTTAGTTTGTGAATGAACTTGGTTCTTTTTGCTGTGGGATTTGTTATCATTGATGATTCATCAAGCATCAGGGTGAAATGGTTTAGTTTTAACAGTTCAGGTCTACGAAAAGCCAGTTCATAATTGATAACACCTACAATAGGAATGAAACCCTGATGATTCATGTTGATGGTTTCATAAAAATAGCATTCCATTCCTTTTTTGGATGTTAAATCATAGGGATATAACCGCAAGAAATAGTTGCTTTCAAAATGGTCAACCCAGTCTTGAATCTTTGACTTTTGGCAAATCAACAGATTGACTTTATAATTCAGATTTACCATTTTTTCAGAACCGACAAAGGTTTTACCAAGACCCATATCAAGGTAGTATGCAACCCGATTGAAGTCTTTGGTTTCTTCCAGTGCCTTGACCTGATGGGGATATAACTGAACCGGCATCAATGTTCACCTGTTTTAATTCCTGTGATTTCTTCAAAGATTTTCACATCAAAATTTGGAAGTGATGCAATAACCATCTTGTCATCATAAGATAAAGAATCCCACCACTTTTGACCACATTCTGATTCATCAAGAACTTTCAAATAACCACCTGTGGTTGTGTGTTCCGGGTGCTGTTCTTTTTCAGCATCGGTCATGTTTTCTGACCGCACCCATTCAAGCAGGTCATGTTTGATTTGATTCAACAAATACCTTGCTTTGGAATCAAGCCAATCTCTGAATGTCCAATCAGAAGGTTTGTTGAACATCAGAATTTTTGCTTCATTGGTATTGAAAACACCAGATGAAAAGGAAGTCTTGTTCCAGTCGCCGCTGTTACAGTCGCCGCTGTTACAGTCGCCGCTGTTACAGTCGCCGCTGTTCCAGTCGCCGCTGTTCCAGTCGCCGCTGTTACGGTTGCCGCTGTTCCAGT